CAATATATTCAGATTTAACTAATACTGAAGATACTCTTGCAGATAGTTTATCAAGTTTTGATAGTAATGGTTTTACTTTAGGAGCAGATACAGGTTCTACTACTGTCAACGAAAATACTGAAACCCATGTAGCATGGGCGTGGAAAGAAGCTAGTGGAATTTTCGATATAGTTTCATATACGGGAAATGGTAGTGTAAGAACAATATCACATTCACTTTCATCAGTAGTTCCAAAATTTATGATGTTTAAAGGAAGAAGTGTTGGAAATACATGGGGAGTTTACTATGGCGATAATACAGATGCTATATTTTTAGATGAAAATTCTGCAACTTCAGACAGTGATACTTACTGGAATGATACCAGCCCCACGACGAGCGTCTTTACTTTAAGTTCAAATACTAAAGTTAACCAAGACACAAAAACTTATATTGGTTATTTATTCAGTGAAGTCCAGGGCTATAGTTCTATAGGAACCTATATAGGTAACGGTGTGGAACCTAATTTTGTATATACTGGGTTTACTCCAAGATGGGTACTTCGTAAGGCCTTACAGTCAAGCTGTAATTGGACAATTTTTGATTCTAAAAGAGAAACAAATGAAAATGATCAAAGAATAAAACTTAATACTAATGATGCTGAAGCTGCTAGTTCAGCAAATGCAATAGATTTAGTTTCTAATGGTTTCGTCTGTAGAGGTACAGATGATGATACTAATGCAGATGGAAATACTTACATCTACATGGCTTTTGCAGAATCACCTCTGGTAAATTCAAATGGAGTACCTTGCAATGCTAAATAAAATGAAATATAAACAAGAAAAAAGGAGCACGAAATGTACATAGGGAAGCAGCCCGTTGTGGGTAATTTTCAGGTCTGTGATTCAATATCCGTAGTCAATGGACAAGCAGCATACACCATGCAAGTTGGAGGTTCAAATATTGAACCAGAATCAGCTAATCATATGTTGGTTAGTTTAAATGGTGTCCTACAAGCTCCTACATCATCCTTTACTATATCAGGGGCCACAATCACGTTCGCCTCGAATCTAGCGACGGGTGACTCAATTGATTTTATAATGCTATTAGGTAACGTGCTCGACATCGGCACACCTTCAGACGGAACTGTAACTGAGCCAAAACTTGCAGCGAACACTGGTGGTATTGTAGACTGGCAAGCAGTCGTAACTTCTAATACAACCATGGTTGCAGGTAGAGGATATTTTGTAAATACATCTGGTGGAGCTATAACAATGACTCTGCCATCTTCGGCAACACGTGGTGACGAAGTTCACATAATAGATTATGGTGCAACATTCGATACTAACAACTGCACAATAGGAAGAAATTCACACAAGATCCAAGGCGATTCAGCCGACTTAACAGTATCTACTGAACGTGCAGGTTTTACTCTTGTGTATGTTGATTCAACACAAGGGTGGTTATTGAGGGACAAATAAGATGGCTAACTATAACGCCATCAGGTACAATGTACCCTACAGTGATAGTGCTGCAGGTTCTTTAAGACTAATTAAAACTTTAACAGCCTCTAGTTCTGATGATTTATCTTTTGTTAATGGATCATCTGACGTTGTTTTAGATTCTACTTACAAAGAATATTTATTTATTCTTAATAATATTCATCCATCTGATAATGCAGTAGCTTTTCAATTTAATGGAAGTGCAGATACAGGTAGTAATTACAATGCTACAAAAACTACTTCATTTCATCAAGGATATACCGAAGAAGATGGTGGTAGTACAACATGGGGTTATGATACTGGTAGTGATTTAGCACAAAGTACAAATTTTCAAAATTTTACATCTGGTTCTTTAGCAAATAATAATGATGATTGTTTAGCTGGAATGGTTAGATTATTTAACCCTAGTTCTACAACTTTTGTAAAACATTTTTTAATTGAAGCACAAGCTATAAATTCAACGTCTGACCCTAATGTAACTATTAATAAGATCGGTGGATACTTTAACACAACGTCAGCTATTGATGCTATACAGTTTAAATGTGCAAGTGGTACCATAGATGCAGGAACCATACAATTGTTTGGAGTATTATAATGGCTAATTATCACGACATAAGATACAATTTTGCAATACCTACTGAAGCTGATGTAGGAGCACTTACTCACATTAAAACTTTAACTGCAGATGCATCAACAGCTACTTTATCTTTTGTTAATGGTAGTGCTGATGTAGTTTTAGACAATACTTATAGAACTTATGTATTTAAACTTATTAATTGTCATGCACAAAACAATGGTGACATAACATATTATAATTTTTCTGATGATACTTCTAGTCATTCTTACGATTTAAATAAAACAAGTGTTTATGTTAGAGGGAGACACGATGAAGATGGAAGTGATGGGCAAGTATCTAATCCAGGTATAGGAACTGTTACAAGTATAGCAAATGGAACGAATAAACAAACTTTTGTAGTAAATAACAATGCCGATACTGAAGATAATTCTGGTGGTGAATTATGGCTTTTTAATCCAAGTTCTACAACTTTTGGAAAACATTATATGTCAACAGGAGTTACTGTTGGGGAGGCTGCAAAATGTTTTGTCTCTTACGTTAACGGCTATGTAAATACTACAGCAGCAATTACAGCAGTTCAATTTGATTTAGGTTCTGCATGGCAAGCTGGTGACGTAAAATTATATGGAATAAAATAATGGCAACATATTCAAGTATAAGATATAACATGGCACTTTCAAGCAGCACGACTGGTGGTGGTAGTTTAAAATTAATATCTACTTTTACTTCTGATGGTTCTGATGATACAGCTACTTTTACTAGTGGTCTAGATTCTACTTACAAAGAATATCATTTTGTGTTTAGTGATATACATAGTCAAAATGATGGAGCACAATTTCAAGTTGGTTTTAGAGATGGCAGCACAGCTTATGATGCTAGTAAAATGTCAACTTATTATGATGCAGAACATAATGAAAGTGGATCTGGAGGAGGAGTAGCATATGATACAGGCGCTGATTTAGCACAATCAACAAATTTTCAAAATCTTACACAAGATTGTGGTAATGATAATGATCAATCTATTTGTGGAAAGTTATGTTTATTAAATCCTTCAAGTACAACATATTTAAAATGTTTTTATGCAACAACTAATTCATATACATCAGATAATAGAAACATGAACGCTTATATAAGTGGTTATATTAGTCCTGGTTCAGATGCAATCGATGGTGTTCAATTTAAATTTAGTGGCGGTCAAATTCAAGGTGGCACAATTAAAATGTATGGAGTAGCATAATGGCAATTAAAGCAGCAAACGATAAATCAATGTCAAACATCACGGCACTGCCTTCGGGAGTGAGTGCCAAGAGTTTAATATTGTTATCTACTTTTACTTCTGATGGTTCTGATGACACAGCAACTTTTGCTAGTAGTATAGATTCTACATACAAAGAATATCTTTTTGTATATACTGGTGTGCATCCACAAACAGACAATGCAGAATTTACAGTAAACTTTAGAGATGGCAGTACAGCGTATGATGCAACTAAAACTACTACATATTTTAACTCTTACCATGATGAAGCAGACAGCGGAACAGGAGTTGGATACAATACTGATATGGATTTAGCACAAGCAACAGGGGTTAAAAATATAATACAAGATTGTGGAGCAGATAACGATCAAGCTGGTTCTGGGTATCTTTGTTTATTTGATCCATCATCTACAACTTTTGTAAAACATTTTTATGGAAGAAGTTCAAATGCTCATGGTGGAGATTATGCACAAGATATATATTTTGCTGGATATTGCAATGTAACTGCAGCTATTGATGGAGTGCAGTTTAAATTTAGTAGTGGTGAAATTCAAGCCGGCGTAATTAAAATGTATGGAGTAGTGTAATGGGAAGAGGACCAGTAGGAGAACCAGCAATAATTAGATATGTAAACAACAGTCTTGCATCTGTTACAGATGTTTCAAATACTGATGGTGCTATGGTTTTAATTAAAACTTTAACAGCTGATGCATCAACAGCAACTTTATCTTTTGTTAATGGTAGTTCAGATGTTGTGCTAGATAGCACATATCCTATTTACTTATTTAAATTTATAAATGCTCATCCAAATGGTGATGGGGACGTATTAAAAATTAATTTTTCTGATGATACTTCTAGTCATTCATATAATTTAACAAAAACAACAACTAAATTTGATATTAGACATGATGAAGATGGTTCTGATGGTGGAATAGCTTATTCAACAGGATCAGATATGGCACAAGGAACAGGAGTTGCAGATTTAGCTACAGGAACAAATAATTCAAATGAAGCATCTTTATGCGGAGAAATGTATTTATTTAATCCATCATCAACAACGTTTACAAAACATTTTTTAGCAAAAACAAATGTAGATTATGGTTCATCAGCCAGAGGTTCTTTTGTAGCTGGGTATGTTAATACCACGGCAGCAGTTACTGCAGTGCAATTTACTTTAGGATCTCAATGGGATGCAGGAACAGTTAAACTTTACGGTATAAAGGATTCATAATGGCACTTGTAAAACTGAATAACCGTGGAGTTAGAAATGTTTCAGCCTTTGGTTCTGTAGCAGGCGGGTCTATGACTTTTATTAAGAAACTAACAGCTTCTAGTTCTTCAAATTTATCTTTTGTAGATGGGTCAGCTTCTGTTGTTTTAGATTCTACTTATAAAGAATATTTATTTACTTTTAATAATATTCATCCAGAAACAGATAACAAGATATTAAAATTTAATGCAAGTATAGACAGTGGTTCTAATTATAATGTAACTAAAACTACGACATCTTTTGATGCTTTTCATAGTGAAGCTGATGATGCTGCTCAAATGGGTTATAATACTTCACATGATTTAGCACAAAGCACAGCAGCACAAACATTATTAAGAGATATAGGAAACGCAAATGATGAATCTGCATCTGGTTATTTACATTTATTTGATCCATCATCTACAACATTTGTAAAGCACTTTATTTCAACAGGAAATAGTCATCAGCATCAAAGTATTTCTGTTAATCAATATAATGCAGGATATTTTAATACTACCTCGGCTATCGATGCTATTCAATTTTCTATGAGTTCAGACGCAATAGACGCTGGGGATATTTGCCTTTACGGAATTAAATAATAATGATAAATAAACAAAAAGGAGAAAACTATGCCAAGATATCATAATATAAACGGTGTAAAAGTTCAGTTTACAGCTGAAGAAGAAACAGCTAGAGATGCTGAAGAAAAAGCGTGGTCAGATGCTGCCCCTGCTAGAGCTTTAGCTGATCTAAGATCTAAAAGAAATAGACTTCTTGCTGAAACTGATTACCTTGCTTTGTCTGATAATACTCTATCTGACGATATGAAAACATATCGTAAAGATTTAAGAGACTTACCAGCGGGTAAAGACACTGTTGAAAAATGTGAAAACGCTACGTGGCCAACTAAACCGTAGAGCATAGGAATACACTATGTTACAAAAGGTAAAGTTTGCACCTGGATTCAATAAACAAGTTACTGCAACCGGTGGCGAAGGCCAATGGGTTAGTGGTGATAACGTTCGTTTTAGATACGGCACTCCTGAAAAAATTGGTGGCTGGGCACAATTAGGTTCTGTAGATTTAACAGGACGTAATACTGCTATTCACCATTTTGTTAATGCTAATGGAATTAAATATGCAGCATTAGGAACTAATAGAATTCTGTATGTATACTCTGGTGGTATTTTTTACGACATACATCCAATTAAAACAACAACAACTTTATCAAGTGCTTTTTCTACAACTAATGGATCAGCTGTTGTAACATTAACTTTTTCATCTGCACATAATATAAATCAATACGACATTATATTGTTAGATAATTTTACATCTATAACAAATTCTAATTTTAATTCTCAAAATTTTGATGATAACAAGTTTATGGTAACTAGTATTCCAACAGATACTACATTAACTATTAATGTTGGATCAAACGAATCAGGATCGGGTGCATCTACATCAGGCGG